GTTTCCCAGTCACGATCGGGGTGGATGGGATGATAAAGATGAGCAAGGTAATGTTGTTGGAATTACAATCAAGATGACACCACCTACTGCTAACGAGGATAAACCATCAGCTCCAAATAAAGGGTTTCAAAGCAAACCTAATTATGGTAATAAACAATCATACAAGTTTTAATTAATTTGTATTTAGTCTTGGGGGAGTTTTTTCTTTCTAGTTCCCTTTCGGTAGTTTTCTTCCCCAAGACACCTCAAACACATTATGGATAAAAAAATAACAGATTTAGATCAAGAGATTGAAAAGAAAGTTATTGATGATCGCCAAAAAGATTATGGTAACTATCAAGAAAACTTTGTTTTGTTAGCAGAAATGTTTACATTAATATTATTTGATAACTTAAAAAAACGAATAAAACCGCACCAAGTAGGTCAATTAATGATGGGATTAAAACTATACAGATCAACAAAAAATTTTAAAGCAGATAACTATTTAGACTTGAGTGTGTACAATAAGATGACCAGAGAGATACACAAAAAAGAGGTTGCCAAAAAGGATAAAGTATGACAAAATTTAAAAGAATTATTAATGGTGAATGTAATTTTATAATTACAGAACTATTTGATGATGTAAAGAAGGCTGCAGATGTGTCCAATAATGGAGAACCTGTAGAATGTAAGATTGATAATTTGAGGATTGATTTTACAAGAGTAACAAAGGAGAAAGATGGAAGAGTTAAAAACTCGTCTGCAGAGGTACAGGGATCTTCAAGAGAAGAAACACTACAAGTACCTACAAGCAAAGCAGAAGGTCAATAAGTATCAAAAAGATTCTTATAGATTGCTTTGGAAAATAGAGCAGACAAAAGAACGATTAATGACATCTATTTAGTCATTAGTTAATTATTAAAAAAAACTGAAGGAAAACGTAGGGGATCTATGACTAAAAATAAAGTGTTTACAGAAATTAAACTTGCTATGAGAGCAGGACATTATCGTGATTTAACTTTTAAAGAAAAAAAAATATATAAGAACGCATTTAAGAATGGTTATAAACTAGCCAAGATACATTGTAAAAAAAGAAGTCCAGAGTTTTATAAACCAAGAAGAATTGTTAGCTATTCATTTGCCAAACCTAATTCAAGAATTATTGACAGTATTATTAATAGAGTTTGTGTTCGTTATGAAGTACACAAAAAAAGTTTAATGGCTAAAGTTAGAACACAAGATATAGTTAGAGCAAGAAACATTATTCACAACATCTTGTATGAGAAATATAATATGAACCTTACAGATATTGGTAGATATTTTGGACAAGATCATACCACAGTTTTACATTCAATAGAAATGAAAAAGGATAAGCGAAGATTTTGGGATGCTGGTCAAAGCATCTGGCAAGAGTTTACAGAATTAAAAGAAACTACTTTTTAAATCCAGACAACATAGACTTGTAAGCCTTCTTTGTAATAGTAGATTTTTTTTTAGTTCTACTCGTACCAGCTTTCTTACGTTTGTTTATGTTGTAGTATAAACCTTTTTTAGCCATTTTTCCAGATTTAGTTTTGTGATAACCCGGCATTATTTTCTCTTTTTAGATTTAGATTTCATTATTTTTTTTTGCAAATTTTTTGGCAAAGTTTTTTGTTTTGCTGTTAGTTTGCTTTTACCTTTTGATTTACCATACATGGTTATTCTCCTTTTGTTGTTTAAGTTTTAGCACACAATAGTTGTCAAAACAACTACCATCTTTACCATCATGGCAAAAATATTGTTTCTTATGAGTTATAATCCAGCCACCCTCATCACTCATAAGTTGTCTATTACAAGTTTCGCAGTAGCCACAGATTAAAGATTGATGTTTGGGTCTTACCCAAGTTTTCTTTTTTATCGGCACTTCCACCTACGTCTTGCTTGTCTTATTCTTGAGTTAGGATCGTTTCTTGTTTTAGCTGATGATCTTTTAAGTTGTCCGGCTGATCTTGCACAATAACTTTTTCTACGTTTAGCAGCTTTAGATCCCGGCTTAACTTTACCAGTTACTGCTGTCTTTAATTTTGATCCGGGATTGGCTCTTCTATATCTTGCAACACCTTTGGCTGTCATACCAGCACCTTTTTTTGTAGGTCTGTAATTTGCGTCTTTGCCTTTTGTTGTCTTTCTAATAGCCATTATTCTAGTATAAGTTTTTTAATTGATTTTTCACCTAAATAAATTTCTGTTTCTGCTTTAGATTTTATACATTTATATTCTATATGATCTTTAACTTCTCTATTAGCAACTCTTTTACCACGTAAACAATCAGACATAGTAGGTTGTATTCTATGTTCTTTGATCTCATGGTTTACTATCATCAATAATGCTATTACTGTTTCAACCATGTCCATTTCCATTTGCTCTAACTTTATCTTTTAAACTCTCAATATCTTTTAATGCTTTCTCTAATTGTTTAGTTACAAATTCTATATTAACTTTGTTGTGCATCATATCTTCTATTCTCTTTTCAATCTTTTCAACTGTCTTATATAAATCTTCAAGCAACATAAACTGCTCTTGGTCTGTGGGTAATTGCTCACTCTTCTTAAGCAAGTCAGCTTGAAATAATTCTCTTGATGTCTCTAGACTGGTCAACCTCGCAGTCACTTCTGTATAACCGATTACACCAGAAATTATTATTGCTACAATACCAATCATATTTTTAATTGGCATAGTTACGTTTGTCTTTTCGCTTACTTTCATTTCTTTCCTTTCATGTAGTGATCTGAAGGTTCATAATCCCATCTCTTGCCATGATGACCTCTTATGTCAGCATACCACATTCTTAATCTTACTATCCATTTACGTACAGGTCTAGGCATTTTTCTTTTTCTTCTTACACTTACAACGTGGTGCAAATAAACTATTAGTCCACTCCATATATTTATCAAAAAAACCAAGAACTTTGTATATGTATTTATCAATCATGTTGCCGGACCGCCACAGAGAGCCAACAAAGTCATCATTATTATAAGAACACCTGTAAAATAATAGTTCATCCTGTCTATCTCCATAGGTTATTCCTTATTAATAATTATATTATTAGAGCTATAACTAATAGCACACCAACAACGATAACTGCTTTTTTATGATCTTCCAAATAATGTTTGATCATATCTCTAATTTCATCAATCATATTTATCTCCTATGATCTTCTATTATAAGATATTATTTACCCTGTCCACGATTTTTTGACTTGCCTTTTTGTCTCTTCTTGCTTTTATTCATAGAAGATAGTTTAGGTCGTCTACCTATACTTGTTTTTTTTGGTATTCTTACGTGAGGTTGATCTGCTATGTTGAACTTTACTCTTGCCATTTTTTCCTGTTTGTTGAGATAATAAACTTACTTTCTTATTATATTGCTGTGAGTATGAAGTAGATATATTCTTCATTTATATTTCTTTTCCCATATTTCTTGTTGGGTTAATCCTACCTCATCTTGTTTTGTTTTTAATCTGTCATCTAATTTAGTTATATCTATTTCTTCTACTAAAGCATATCTATAAACTTTAGTGTCAGAATTTTTCCATTGGAAATGTAAAAGGTATTTAGGTTGGTCATAGTTACTTAATAAACTAGGATCAAAAGCAGCTAATGTCATTTTTTAAACTTTTTATTACTCAATAAATTAGTAACAGATATTCCATAGTTTCCACCAACTACTATAAAAATTAAGTATAAGTATACTTCTGGAATATTTTTTAGTTGTTCAAAATAAAACTCTACTTTTTGTAGCATAGCCATGTCGCCATAGAATGTAGCATAAGCTAGTATGCCAAGTGGTGCTAATATGAACGCACCTAATACTAAATCTAAAATTAACGAGCCATTTCTTTTAGCTCTCTCGTTACCAGTTTGCATCTCTTGTAAAGCTATTTGATGCTTACGTTCACTTTTCTCTGCTCGTTTAGTCATAAAACTTCCTACAGCTTTAGACCCTATTTTAAATAATAAATTATATGGTAACATATTAATCTTTCTTATCTTCTTCTAACTGTTTAATTTTAGATAAAGCATCATCTAAATCTTTAGTACAAAACTCTAGCTTTTGCAAACACCTTTTGTTAGCCGCAT